GTGAGTTCTGTGGATGGTGCCGAGTTTCTCCCGGCTGTGACTCCCTGGGACCAGGCTGCCGATGAGCGTTATTTCGAGGTGTTGCGTGAATGGGGCAAGGATGAAGCCCTCTTCAAACATGATTTGAAGTGGTTCAGGCAACTCTTGTTCGACGGGGATAAGAACCTCCTGGGCTTTGAGTCTCCTGCGATAGTACAGGCGCAGGCGCTGGCGGATAAATTCAAGACCGGCAAAGACTGGGTGGCCATATATGGAACAGAGGACGCAGCAGCGACTCATATAGAAAAGGAATTCATGGAGCGTCTTGAGCACCGGTTTAGGGTTGTTGGCGATGAGCCTGCGACGTGGAATGGGTACAAGGAAGAACTTTCGAAAGGAACAAGGCCAGGCCAGGAAGGCAGAATGACCCGTACAGGGAGGGGGTTGGTTAAGGGCAGGCCACGCGAAGCAGTGAGAGAGATGGAACTTATGCGGGGAAGGCCAAAAACAGAGGAGATTTTCGAGCTTGCCCCCGAATACTTCGACCAGCTTCGCGATGCTTCACCTACTTATATAGAACTTGGGTTACATGACCCGTTTGCTACAACCCAGAGGGGCCGACCCATTGCCGGGGCGCTTCAGCGCACCAATTCAGCTATGGTGGACTACGGTTCCCAGAATACGTTAGACGGGATGATGAAGAATATTTTCCCATTTTGGGTCTTTCCGACCCGGTCTCTTAAATTCTGGGGAGAGACCCTTATGACTAAGCCTGAGATATTGACAAGTTCAGCGAAGATAGGGGATATGTCGGAGCGCATGAGTTACGATGCTGGTCTGGTAACTACTCGTGGTCACCAGTTACCGCGGTTTAGCGGCTATATGAACCTGAGTGGTGGTCAGTGGTACACTAACCCTCAGAACTTGCTTTCCTACACGCAGGCTGTTCCAAATTACCGGGATATATATGTAGAAGACATTGACCCCGAAGCCTCGCCCGCTAAACGGGTCGTCTCTTTCCTAACCTCTTCGGGTAGATATTACGGTCTCTACCTTGCTCCCTGGTGGACATGGGCATTGAGGTATGCGCCTTTGAACTTAATTGATGACGATGGATATATGAAGCAGTCAATAGTCGGTCAGTTATCGCTTATACCTGAGTGGGCCCAACGGGACCTCTCAGAGAAGATTAACCGGGCCACGGGGTTCAAACTTGACCCTGTTTGGCTTTCCCCAGAACCGTCCTGGAAGGATTATCTGATACAGCGCGATATGTTGTTTAACGCTGTGGTAGAGATGGAACATCTTGACGATTTTGAAAAACAATTGTTGAAGGACGAAGTAGAACTGGAGATTGCTAACCGGGAAGGCCCTCGCTGGGAGGCCGCTAGAGAGGAGATGGAGAGGTCGGAGTATTATGCCCGCGTGCACGGTTATATGACGGGCATTCATCAGAAGCGGGCACATAAGGGTGAGGTGGAGCTTTATAAGGTCAGGGACCAGATTGCCAATCTTCGGCGCCAGATTGCGTATGATGCGAACTATGAGGCATTTTATACTAATTGGCGTTATAACACCCCGGAGGGCGGACTTTACGGTATTTATACTAGCATTAGTAATGTGAGGGAAGGAGGGGAACGAGATGGGCGGAGTCTGTTTGGGGACGAGCGGGCCCTCGCCATTTCGGAAGAGCTTGAAAAGAATAGAAATTTTGGTGCATTTCTGGCGGCCCAGTCTGGGCTTAATCGCATGGCGAGCCTGGCCCTGGCGGAGCAACCTGTTGGTGCACCCCGGGAAGTCAGAGATGAGATTTATGAGGAACGTAAGGCTGGCGAGGCCTTGCTTAAGAAAGAGTTCCCAGATGTTGGTAAATATGTGTGGAGCCCGTATAACAAGAACCCAGAAACCATTAAGGAACATGTAGAAGATACATGGATGTTTATGCTACAGAATTTGGGCCTGCGGCCAGAGTGGACTGCCGATGAAGGGATGACCTGGGATGAATATCAGAAGGCTATCCTGGCGTGGGAAGAGCAGTTGCCAGAGATTGGCGAAATATATATACAGGAATTGTTTGCGCAGCTCGCGGAGGAGGAGCTTAATGTGGACGTGCCTGATGAAGAGACTGGCGAAACCACGAACATGTTCTTGGACCTTTATGGGGGTACTCGCGAGGCGGCCGCAGCGAGACTGCTGGCAATGGCGACTGGCGACCAATGGAATTATTGGGATGTACAGAACGATAGCCTTTATGATGCGCTTAACCGTGTGTACAGGGATAACTATTACGGCGCGTACTGGGATTTTGTGGGGGAAAGTAGGAAATCTGAAAGAAGGGCGAAAGAAAGACAGTTCAAAGCGATGTATCCGGGTGGTCCCAGCGAGGTACAGATACTGGAGTGGATGGACCAGGTACCAGCTTATCAGGGCAAGTGGACTGATGGTGAGATTTTACTACACATGACTGGTCGAGACCCGTTACAGATTGAGGAAAGGATAAAGCTTCGCAATACCCCGCGGGAGAACCTGGCAGATGAAATCTTCAAATGGTATGGCTGGGCGGGCCCGAACAGCGGCCAGTTTCTTGATGCGCTTGTCGAGGCGGGCGGAGCTGACATGAAAGATGCTGTACTAGATATGATGAAGTCGGAGAGGAAGCAGGTTGGAGACAGGGGTCACTGGATTCACTGGAACGACGAGTTCTTTGACCGCGTTCATAGGGCGGCCTCTATGGCGGCACAGGAATTAGGATTAACCACCCCCACCGATGCTCAGAATGCCGAGTGGATGCAGGTGGAGGCGTTAGATATTAAATTTGACGAGTACCGTGAAAAAAAGTATGGGCCTAACTGGGATGACCTGGAGAGGTCTTACTTCGAGATGTCTGAGGCGTCCAAGGTAGAGTGGAGAGCAGAGAACCCTGAGGCTTGGACTGCCCTTATGAGCGGGTGGGACATGAAGACGCCGTTTGGGGACTATTACCCGGTATGGCAGAAGTACCGGGATAGCGATAGGTATAAGAGAAGGATGGGGATTGCGACGGCAACAACAGCAGGTACAGGCAGCTATGCGGGTGCAGGTGGTGGTGTATCGGGTGGTGACACATGGACGAGCCCTGTTGGTCCTGGTACTTGGGCGGGTTGGACGCCAGGAATGACTGTGGCAAAGGTGTTTGCGGGTGCCGGTGGTACGGGCTCTGTGCCAAGGCCCTGGCCAAGGATTAGAATTCCTCCCGATATGATGAAAGAAATACTCAGCGGCTCTGTCAGTGGAGGAACTACTGAGTATCTTGAGGCTCTGCGTGTGCAAATAGAGCCATTTCTAACTTATGAGGATTTCCTAGAGAGATTACGCGAACTTGGCGCTGCCCACGGCGGGGAAGTGACAGCGGGTGGAGAGCCAGCGGTCGAGTGGCCCTGGTTGCCAGGCTATGAAGCGCCGACAGCTGTTTTATAGGTTATGGCGCTTGCCTAACACGGGAAATTCCTGTATAATGTTCACTGTATGAACGGAGGGTTTAACAATCTTATAGGAGGGCAATATGCCTAACGACCACACTCAGCAAACCTCTGAGGGTCCTGCCCGTGGTGTCAACTACATGGCCCCGCGGGGAGCACAGTCAGAGGGGGGTAATCCTGCCGGGAAACCGGGAGCATCCCCCGAGGCCTCCCCGGCGCAAAATAGCACCGGCCCAACCTCAGCGCAACAGCCTGGTCCAGAAGCGCAGGCAGCGCAAATGCAGGCCCAGCTTCAGCAGTCACAGCAGCAGCTCAATCGTATGCGGAGCCAACTTTCTGCTTCTGACCGTGCACTGAGGGACCGAGAGTCCCAATGGGCGCAAGAACGGGAAGAAATAGCAGCGACGGTAGAGCAGATGCAAATGTCTGACATGAGCGACTCTGAGCGCGTAGTTTATGAGCGCGACGTCTACCGGCAACGGGCAGAACAAGCGCAAGAACAAGCCTCAGAGATGTCTTACAGGCTGGAATATACAGATGCGATGCAGCAATGGCGTTCGTATTATCAGCAAATGGGCGTTCCTGTCGCAGAGTTGGATAACTCGTCTATCGAGAATATGCAACACTCGGCGCTAAGGTACACGAATGCTCGGATGCGGGCAATGCAAACGAGGGTGCAACAAGCCAATGTATCGCCCGGACCTAACACGCCTCCCGTGAGTACAGGCCGGATACAGCCACCAGTGGTCACCAATGCGGTGCCGCAAGGCTCGAATCCGGGACAACGTAGATGGAGTGACATTCCTTACGAGGAATGGGATTCCATGTACAAAAAGGCAGAGAGAGGGCAAATTTCGCCCGACCAACTGCCAAAATAAAAACAGAATGAGGTAAACAGATATGGCTACTCAGACACAAACTACTCTGAGTGATACAGTAAAAACCCAATATCTACGACGACTGCTGATGCGTGCAGTGCCTCGCTTGATTCATGGCCGCTGGGGAGAGCGGGCCAATGTCACTGGTTACGGATTGCTTGAATGGCGTAAGTACGCAGCCATTTCCGTAGATGATAGTGGCCCAACCGCTCTAACCGAAGGCGTGACTCCTGACAGCGATAGCACCTCTGTGACGGCCGTTACCGCTACACCTGTGTTCTATGGTTCGTACCTCCAGCACACGGACGAGCTTGAGATGACCGCGTATGACCCGATTATCTCCGAGTTCTCCAATGTGTTGGGCGAGCAGGCTGGACTTGCAGTAGACACAATTATCCGTGAAGACCTTCTAGGCTCCTCGCCGACCACGCGTTACGCCGGTTCGGCTTCGGGGCGTGGAAACGTCGATAGCACCAATGACTTGATTGATTACCCTGATTTCCTCAAGGCCGTTGCGGTCCTGATGGCAAACAGTGCTCTTCCTGTCGAAGG